TAGTGCGGGCAAGTGTTGTGCCTCCACTACCGACTGTACCAAGACCTACTTCCCAGTTAGCACCTGATTGGTCAGCAATAACATAGTAGGTCGTATTGTTGGCTCCAACTCCAGCCGAAAAAGATTGATATTCTGTTTGCGCTCCTAAAAGCGTAACAGTTCCAGTACCAGGACTAGAACACGATTCTTTAACTCTATCAGCTAGAACGAGAGCCATTTAATGCCTTTATTAACTAAATTGAACTTTGAATGTAAAAGCAATACTGTCACCGCTATTTAAAGCAATACCAGTAAAGTCGCCTTTAACAAACAAATTACCAGAAGTAGAAGCGTCAAATAAGCCAGCATTGGTGATTGTTTCACCTGTACCAGCAGTCTGTGTTGCTACTACTTGAAATGTATCATTAGTTGTTGATGTTGTTTGCTGAGAAACTGTACCACTAACTCGTGGAAGTACCTCAGTAAATAATGTTGTATCCGTAGCACCAGTAGTACCTGCACCAGTTCCCCACCCGACATATTGAGGAACAGTACCACCGCTATTTAGACGGCTGGTAATAATAGCCCTACCTGTATTGACTAGTAATGTAGCCATTTTTTAATTCTCCAGATAAGTTTCTTGATTGGGTTCTGATGATAATAATCTATAACGCCAAGTTCTTCCACACTACCGTCAGCACGAGTGATGGTGGCAATTAATTGGATTTCCTTAGCGTTAAGATTAGTGTTCATCATGTGTGTTGCTTAACCAACTCAAGAATAATTGTAAAAGTCAACGTTTGTGCTGTTCCTTCGTAGTCGAAGCTTGAAGTAATACCGCCTGTAGGTGCTGGTGTACCATTATTAATGATACCGCCAAAACGGAAAGCATCTACTTTACCACGACCTGCTAAGTTCCAGATAATCTTATTACTAGAAGGAGTTGTATCTTCCCATAATAAATTAACTGTCAAAAGGTCTTCTACGTCATAAATAATTTTGTTAATACGGAGGCGATTAGCCTTTACTCCGTTAATATCAAAATCACTTAATAAAGAAGGAAGAACGATTTGTTTATACGTTGCATCAGTCGTTGTTAAAGTACCTTCATACTTAATAACTACGTTACGTGGGCCGTCTACTAACGTTTGAATCGATGTAGTAGTTGTCATAGTAGCCCCTTATTAACGTGTAGTTTCTTCGGCAATAATAGCGTAGTCGATAGTAACTGTCTCGGTAGCAACTGGAGTCAGACCAAAGAAAGGCGACATTAAAGCGTTACTGATAGTAGTACTAGCAGAACCGATAGTAACACCTGATACACGAGCAATCATGTTGTCAGAAACAAACACTTGCAAGTCAGTACCATCGTAGTAGAAACCTACGTCAAGGTACGTATCAGCAGCAACAGTAGTAATACCTGTAAGCAATGTTGTAGAAACGTTATTAACTACAGAAACCAAGTTCAAAGAAGTTGAAGAAGCTGGTTTGGTAAAGTATAAACGGTCAGTAGTAGCAATAGTGCCGCCACTAACTTTAGACATACCAAAGTTCAATACCATAGCACCTGCAATAGCAGAAGCTTTGATACGATGTAAGAACCAGAACTTATTGCCTGCAATAAACTGGAACGAAGCAGCAGTACGATACACAGAAGCAGCAGTAGCGGATACTGGTGTCAAAACACCGATACCGTTTAAGCCATCAGCCAATGCAAAAGCAGCACCGCCAGTGATTGTGCGTGAAGCAGTATTACCGAGGTCTACAAAGTCATTAGAATAAGTGAATACATCAAGACCAGAGTCAGAAGATGTATGGAAAGGGTCTGGCAAAGGATAATCGCCTAGTGGTTTGCCTTTAGCAACGGTGGCAAGACCGTATGTAAATCTTGTTGGTGTGCCCATTTGTATCTCCTAAAAGTGATGGGTTCACGTCAATTAAGACGTTTAGGATAAGAAAGTGTTACGAGTGATTTTTAATACTAGCTACAGGAGTCATGCGTTTCTTTTTAACGCCAGACAACTGACCGCCTTGATTCTCTACTGCTTGGGTGTTACCGAGACCTTTTGGTGCTTTTGCTTTTGGAGCAGCCATATTACTAGGCTTATCTTTAACAACTGCATTCTTAGGCTCTTTAATAATTGGATAGTCCATTATTTATTCCTAGTAAGGCGGTGAGGAAAGAAACGTTTTAAGTTCCTAACCCCACCATTATAACATAATCTAGTTCTCTTGTAAAGAACTATTTAGTCATCAAGGACCATTCACGCCATACACAGCACGTGGGTCTGACCAACCGAAACTATAACGCTCATAGCCTTTAGCTTTAGCATTCATAGTGTCAAAGTCATTGTCTTGGTCAAATGTGATACCAACACGTTCATAGTATTTCATACCATTTTGGATGTTAGTACGCAAGAACCAAGCATGAGGACTTGTGAGGTAATGGTTCATAGTGATACCTTCTGGGATGGCATTAGTTGCCTTCAGAACGTTGATATCGTTATTTGCAGTACCTGATTGGAATACAGACTTCAGAATGCGGTTAGCGTTGTACCATTCTTGACGAGCTACAATCAAAGAACGTGGCATTACGTTAATCAACAAACCACGGTCATTTTGGAAACCCATGATTGCGATTGTTGCATCTTCCAAAGAAGCTTCGGAGAGGTCAACAGACACAGTAGGGGTATTAGCAAAAGTACCACCAGAAGTATTTGGATGAGCTGTAGAGCACAAAGGTTGAGCATCACCACCTGTGTAGGTAGCATTAAACGCACGATTGTAAACGTTAGCACCAATATTTTCTTTGGTTTGACGGAAAGACATAGCTAAAGCAGCAGCACGACGCTTAGAAACTTGCTCATACAAATTGTCATCCAACTCTTCTTTAGTTACGATGTAACCAAGAGCGTATGCAACGTGTGTGTAGCGAGTTACGAAACCTTGAACTTCTGAATCATACTGAACGCCTTGACCTTCAGATTTAACAGGAGCAAGACCAAATCCAGTTAACTGAACGTCTTCCTCGTAGTTTTGATGTGAAGTATCTTTGTCGAACAAGTGAATATATTCTTCAGGATGTTCGTCGTAAGTTTGACCCCACCAAGCTTTAACACCAGGCCATAGGGCCTTTGGGTGAGTACCAGTTGTAATTACACCAGCCATTTTTTATTCTCCTATTAAGCGCCGAAGGCTTGTAAATATTGGTGTTTATTAAACTTCACCAAAACGTTATTGTAAGCACCAGGAACATTGTTTGGCTCTTGGTAGAGACCAACAACTTGGAACATGGAAGCTGCAGTAGCAGAGCTATCGCAAGTTACATAAGTGCTTGAGAAAGGTGAAGACTGGGCCAATGTTGAAGTCTGGTCAGCAGTGATTGTTGGAACTGCAGTAGCACCAACTTTAGCATCTGCAGAAGCGTTAGCTTGAACAGAGTAAATTACAGCAGGGTCAGTGATAACATAAACATAGGTATATGAACCAGCACTTAAGCCAATCCAGAGTTGTGCTAAGTTTAAGTTAGTACCTTGCAATGAAACACCTGGGTTAGCTACACGAATGGAAGCAATAACACCTAGTGGAACGGAAGCAGCTACAGCTTTAGTAACGAGGGGAACACCATTAGCATCATTACCGACAGCAGACTTCACAACATCGCCAATAGCGTATGTGTTGGATGCGTCGTTAGCGATAGCGTAAAGTACGCCTTGCTCGTTAAAGGGTGCACCAGTGATTGTGCCAACTGGCGACAATCCTGTTACGGCATTTACGTTTGCCATTTTTTTTCCTTAATTAGAAAGTTTTAAAATTTAATACCAGCATTGTAGAAACCTGTGGAGTCTACGCCAGGTGTATTACCACCACGGATTGCTGCATCGGTTTTGTCGTTACGCTCTTGTAATTGACGTTGGTCTTCAAGCCACCACTCTTCTTTGATTTTCATCAAGTAAGCATACATTGGGTCGCCCTTCTCACCAGCCCCTACTAAGAACCTAACCTTATCTCCTACATCGGTGTTACGTGATGTAACATTATCCGTAACGCCACCTACCTCGCTAGGGTGAACAAACTCATAACCGTTTTCAGTGGCATTCTGGATGCGCCCAGGCGTGTCATTGAAAATATGCAAGTGATACCCTTCAATTTGGTTTCCTACTTGCAGCTTACCTTGAGTCCCATTAAATACGCCTTTTTTACGTTCACGTGGACGCTCTACCTTAGTAGACTCTGGTACAGCTTTAACTTCTTTTTTAATTTCAGTCATGTTCTTTCTCCCTTAATCCCATTCATATTCTGCAACATAAGCTTCTTTGGTCATAAGACCTTGCTTAACGAATTTATCACACGCTGCTTTAGCTTCTGCAGGTAAGTTGTTGTAAGATTTCTTTCCAGTACCCACTGATGGTCTAGCTGTCCCATTAGAGGAGCCTTCCATTGGATTCTGTACTCGTTTCTTACCAAACTTCTCTGGCAACATAATTGCAAGCTCTTCATCTAGTTTGTCTAGAAACGCTTTACCTTGTAGCGAAGGGTTTTCACGTCTTAATTCAACGCCTAATCCATTAGCCATACCAGTCAAACGTGTATCTTTACCAAACCAATCATTCTTGTCCATCCACTCATTGAGTGTAGGGTCTTGAGTGACTTGAGGAGCTTCTTTAACTTTTTCTTCAGCAGCTTTTAAGTCTTCTTTAGCCTCTTGACGTTGCTCTTTCAGTTCATCCATTGCATCGTCAATCGCTATTGCCCTGTCGCCATCACCTTGCGTAATTGCTTCACGCTTAGCTTGCTTCAGTTGCTCTAGCTGGCTTTCAAGTTCTTTGGTTTTGCGTTCAAATTGTTGCTTTTGGAACTCACGGAACTCTTTAGCAGCTTCCCGTACTTCCGCAGCGTCCTTCTTAGCTTCACCTAATTCTTTAAGCAGTTTCTCATTGTTCTTACGAAGGATTGGCATAATTTCTTTGCCACGACGTACAAACGTCTCAGCATCAACCCAATCGCTCTCAGAGCCACGGAACTCATCTGCTGCTACCCAGCCCTGCGCCCTTGCTTCGGACTCGAACTGAGGAGCTTCTGGAGCGTCCTGTGGTGCTTCTTGTTGTATTTCTTCACTCATGGTTTTCTTCCCTGTGCTAGATGTGGGTCAATCAACTTCATGTCATCATCTAATTTACATACTAAGTTGTCGTAGTTAATCATTCGATAATCCACGCCATCTTTACCTTTGTACATCAAACCAGCATACTTAGCGTAGCCAACTCTCATACCTACTGAAACAACACCGTCTGGAACTTCTTCACCTAAGGCAATAATCTCACCTGTAGTATTTGAAAGCTGTTCTCGCTCGCTGGTTTCTGCAGTAGAGATAATGATTCCACTTGCTGTCTTTTCTTCCACTTCGAGAGGCTTAATTAAAATCCTATCAAACACTGGAGTAATGCCAGACACGTTAGTCATCCTTCTTCTCCGTTACTGAATTCATTAACTCGTTGTAGTCTAAAGCTAGAATAGCTGTACATGCTGCTGCTCGTCCTCGAATACTCGCATCATCTTCGGTTCCTGCTAACAACATTTCTTTTAACCACTCTCTGTCGTTGTGTATTGCCCTCATAAAGGCTTGTGTTACACGACTTGCTTTCCATTCATTAAACTCAGGCTCTGTTACTACAATAGCCATACTACCTCCTTGTTACATCTCTGGTTTTTGTTCCTCTACCTGTGTAGGTTGAGACATATCATTCATGTGCTTTTCGAGGTCCATCATGGCTCGTAAAGCAGATTGAATTCCTTCATTGTGTGCTTTAGCTGCTCCTATTTGAGCATCTAGCATCGCAATATCATGACCAGTTTTAACACCACCTGCTTGTT